CTGCCTGATGGCGCGTGATGAGTGGGAGCTTTATCGTGGACTCTGCCACGCGGCTCATGAGCCGGTGGACAGGGCACTGGCGGGCGCGGTAAAAACGGACGCCGCCGCGCGGCGCGGCTCGACCACGGAAGGGGGGGCGGCATGAAGCGGGCCTGGCTGA